CGGGCCTCGGCACTGCTATAGGAACTAGTCTAGGGCTTACTGGAACTACTGCGGCAGTAGTGGGTGGCTCACTCGTCGGCGCAGGCACGGCTGCTGCAACAGGCGGCGACTGGAAGCGCGGCGCTATTATGGGTGGCATTAGCTCAGGCATCGGAAATGTAGCCGGCGACTACGTCAATCAAGGCATGAATCTAGGATTGTCAGCTGGAAACGCTGCAATATTAGGAAGCGGATTAGTCGGCGGTGCAGCCGGAGCCATTTCAGGAGATGGTTTCGCGCAAGGAGCACTGCAGGGCGCAGGCGGGCAGTTTCTTAAAAACTATGCGGGAACGGGCTCCAGCACTGGGCCTCAGTCAACACTAGCTAATGCATTCCAAACTGGCGTTGATCAAACTGGCAACATGCTCACTGCAGGCTACAAGCCTAAAGAAGCTGTTGTTGGCGGAGCTACAGCGGGTCTCTTTAGCGCAGGAAAGTCTTTGTTGTCTGGTCCAAAGCCAGCTGAAGTAGTTGTTAGCGGGTTGCAGAATGAGCAAGACACATTTGCTGGCCGTAAAGATTACAGCGGCAATAAAGACGTAGGATTCGATATGAGAGTTGCTGGCGTCGAGCCTTTAATCAACATGACTACCGGAGACACAATCACCGGATATTATGACGGTCAAGGTTACACAAACGGCATTCCTAATACGCCAGGCTCAGCTGCCGCTATGTCTCCTCTTGGAGAAGACTTTACTGCCGGAATAATGAACTCTCCACAAGTTGCTGGAGAGCCCTTCAGGGTAGCAACTGCCGGCAATAGCCCAGCGTTGCCTGAGCAGGGATTCCTTGCCAACACTATGGACTACTTGACAGAAAAACCTTTAAGGACCGCTGGCTTAGGAATTTTGGCCGCTGGATCTCTAGGAGCAGTCCCTGAAGATGTCGAGCAGGCTATTGTAGAAATGTCTCCAGAACAACAAGAATACTTTAATAGACCTCTTCAGTCTTGGGACTGGGACGCAATAAGAGTAGACGCTAATCGCGCCAATCTTAGTCTTACAGAGTATATGGCTAACAACTTTAACAATCTGACTTCGGGTCAGTATAATATGCAGTCTACGGGTACAGGCAGTGATTTTAGCGGTTACTATCGAGGAGGTCCGATGCGTATGAATCAAGGCGGAGCTCTTGGTCAAGCTGCTCGCTATGTCAGAGGAGGAGGTACTGGTCGATCCGACGAAATACCCGCATACTTGAGCGATGGAGAATATGTAGTAGACGCAGAGACTGTGTCTATGCTCGGAGACGGATCGAGCAAGGCTGGGGCAGAGGCGCTCAACGGGATGCGAAAAAATATCCGCTCTCATAAAGGCAAAGTTTTAGCGAAAGGAAAGTTTAGCCCTAACGCCAAGTCGCCCCTAACGTATCTAAAAGAAGGAATAGCATAATGGGTAGCATTTTTGACGGTACGCCACAAAGCGCTAGCAGTTATAGCGCCAGCACCAGTGAAACGCCAAAGTGGATGCAGGATGCCATTTATAACCAAGTAAATTGGGCTCAAAACATCGCTAATAAGCCTTACGATGAGTATGCGCTTCCGACAGTTGCTGAATTATCTCCACTGCAGCAGCAAGCCTACACTGGCATTCAAGACTCTCAAGGAGCCTATAAGCAAAACTTTAACAAAGCCCAAGCTGGCATGGAAGGCATGTCTACTGCCGGAACTTCTGGAGCTTTAAGCACGGCTCAAGCTAATTATTTAAGAGACGATCTGGTTGGTCAGAATTTAGACGCTGGGCAAAAGCTTTTTGATCAAGCTGGAAACTTAGATATTTTAGGATCTGCACAGCCCTTGTTAGATCAAGCTCAAACTAATGCAAACAATATTGTCGGCTCAGCATCTCCCTACTTAACTCAAGCGGCAGGCATGAGCGCATCTGATGCGGCTAACCCTTATCTTCAGTCGGGTACATCAGCTAGCGGCTTTAACGCGGCTAATCCATATCTCCAAGCGGGTGTTGGAGCTAGCGGCTTTAACGCAGCCAATCCTCTTCTCCAGCAGGCCGCTGGCGCAAGTGGTATGAATGCCGCTAACCCATATATGCAAAATGCATCAGCGGCTAGTGGTATGAATGCCGCCAATCCGTTCATACAGAATGCATCAGCAGCTAGTGGAATGAATGCTGCCAATCCGTTCATACAGAATGCGTCAGCGGCTAGTGGAATGAATGCTGCCAATCCTTACATGAATCAATCTCAGAGCACCACGGCCCAAGCCTTGGCTGACAAAGCTCTCAATGCGGCTAATCCTTATTTACAACAAGCATCTCAGTCTTCGGTATCAAACATTGATCAGTACATGAACCCGTATCAGACTAATGTAATGGATGCAATCGCTCAGCAGGGAACTAGAAATTTGACCGAGAACTTGCTTCCCGGCGTTTCTGATTCTTTTATAAGGGCTGGCCAATTTGGTAGTCGAGGCATGGGCGAATTCGGATCTAGGGCTCTAAGAGACACGCAAGAGTCTGTTCTAAGGCAGCAGGCTCCAATGATGCAGCAAGGTTACGCTCAGGCTATGCAAGCCTCAGCAGCTGACAAGGCTCGTCAGGCTAGTCTTGCCGGTACAGTAGGAAGCATTTCTGGTGCTGATTTAGGTCGCACACTGCAAGGCGCTGGTCAATATGCTCAATTAGGTTCGCAAGCAGGCCAGCTTACGGGAGCAGATGCCGCACGACAAGCTCAATTAGCCTCAACAGCAGGCCAGCTTACGGGAGCAGATGCCGCTCGACAGGCTCAACTAGCCTCAACAGCTGGACAACTTACGAATGCGGATGCTGCTCGACAGGCTCAACTGGCCTCAACAGCTGGGCAGCTTACGGGTGCAGATGCAGCGCGACAAGCGCAGGTTGCCTCAACTATGGGCCAGCTTACTGGTCAGGATGCAAGTCGTCAGATGCAAGCTGCTTCAACGGCAGGTCAACTTATCAACGCAGATGCAGCACGACAAATGCAAGCAGCTTCCACGGCAGGGCAGTTGATGGGTCAAGACGCAAGTCGTCAGGCTCAAATAGGTCAGACCATGGGCCAGCTCACAGGTCAACAGGCTTCGCAGCTTGCCAGCTTAGGCGCAACGACTGGCCAGCTTACTGGACAACAAATGTCTCAGCTTGGAAGCTTGGCTCAGGCGCGTACTGGAGCCGGCCAAAGTCAGCAGCAGTTTGGCTTAAATGCCGCTTCGCAAGTTCAGCAAGCCGAAGCTCAAGACTTACAGCGTCAAATGAGTGCATTGCAGAGCATGGGTGACATGGCTATAGCTGATCAGCAAGCTAACTACAGAGATTTAACAGCTCTAGAAGCTGCAGGACAATCAGAACAGCAGCAGCTGCAAACTGAGTTATCAGCCGCAGAAAGAGAGTTCCTGAACAAGCAGCTCTACCCACAGCAGCAGATGGATTGGCTTGGCACGCAAGTTCGCGGAATGGCTCCGATTACAGACAAAAGAACCACTGTTTCTGGCCAAACAACTGGCGCAACTTACAATAACTCACCTCTGTCGCAATTGGCCGCTGGCTTTGCAACGTATAAAGGCTTGAGCTAAAAACAGGAGTAAGACATGGGCTTTAATCTAAACAAATTAAAGAAACAGTACGGCGTAGGTTCGGCGGCTAAGCTTGGATATGCTGGCGCTCGAAATCCGGGCGATACATTTTCTTATGATGAAGACGCGGTGAATGCTGCTGAAGAAGCTATAACCGAAGCGGCTCAGCTTGAGGCTTACAACGCACAGAAAGCCAACTATACAGCCGATCAATCCGCTTACAACGATTACACCGCGCAATACGATCAGCGTCTACAGGGCGTTCCAATGTACGCCAATAAGCAGTTTGCTGGGTCTAAGCGCGTAGCTCCGAATACTGTAAATGAAATGTATGAAAAGTATTTGGGTCGAGAGAATGAAAATAACCCAGCCAGAGCGCCAGGAAGCAATGTCCCTGATTGGGTTGATGCGCCTGAGCCCGGATCAATGACTACGCAAGTAATGGGTATATTAAAAAACCCATTAACTGGGGAGATTTATGAGACTAGTAACGGAGGTTATAGTTTAAACAAGAATGCCACCCAGCAAGTCAGCGATGCTGAGCGCAATGCGTTCATTAGAAACGCAGAGCAAGAAATGATTGACCGAGGCATTAATAATACTGGCAATCAGTACATGATGAACCAAATGGGTAATTACTACGGCAATGTTTTGGGCGCTCCAGTTAATACCGGAAATGTTTATGGATATGGTGGTGCTCCGATAACTGCAGGCGGCGGTACAGCAGGCGGCGGTACAGCAGGCGGTGGTACAGCAGGAGGCACAGTCAATTCTGATGGAGTATTAGTAGATGCCAATGGCGTGCCAATTGATTTTGGGCTTTCTCCAATTGATATCAACCTTGGGATGGGACCGAGCAATGCTGCTGATGATGCGTTTCAAGTTAATGCTAGCAATCAGCTTCTTGCAGATAATAGTGCTGCTCGGTTTGATGATGGAACTCAATATGTAAATAATGACCAAGGCGACTTTATGAATATCTTTGAGGGCGCAGAAGAATATCGGCAGGGTTTTGTGAACGATTTAAACGCGGGCTTGGGTAACATTTTTGGCGGTTCTGATGACTCTACCACTGATACTGAAAGTTTTTTCAGCGGTGGTGGTGACGATGGTATAGGTGAATGGGGAGCAGTAGGTGATTTCTTCGGGGGTATTGGTGACTCAATAGGTATCACTAATTATTCAGGAATTAATGATGAATACAATGAATACAATATGGGCGGCCCAGTTAAAGGTTACGCCAATGGTACTGGCGATGAAGTTATAGAAGAAGAAACTGTAATAGCTCCTGATGTAACTTTAGAGGGCGATCCTCTGGACATGGACGCCTTGGTTGAAGAAACTATAACGCCAACACCCGCCATGTCTCCCAATGTTTTGGCCATGCGAACCATGCTTCAGAACAGTCAAGGCACAAGGCAAGACTCAGGTATATCATCTTTAGGTCAAGAATATAAAGCAAGCACAGATGCGTATCAGCAGGCTATGGCCAATCTAGCAGGCCAAGAAAGCAAGGGTCCATCAGAGTCAGAAAAGTGGTTCCGAATTGCAGAGGCGTTTGGAAAGCCTACGCAGTCTGGCAATTTCTTTGACGGGCTTGGCAATGTCAGTGGAGCTTTGGGTGAGATAGAAGCAGAGCGTAGGGCAGCACAAAGCACGGGAAATCAACTTCTGCTAGAGAACTCTAGATTTGGTATGGAGCTTCTTAAAGAGCAGCTTGCTACAGCCACATCACTGCAGTCAGATGAGCGTAGCTATAACAGGCGCCTTCAAGAGATGTTCTTAGAAACAGAAAACGCGCGAAATTTATTAATTGAAGAAAGAAAGTATGACATTCTTTCAGAAAGTGAAAAGCGCCAATGGGAATTAGACAATAAGAAAACTCTTCCTCAAACTGTGGCAGGAAAAGCCGCCTTTGACATGGGATACACAAGAGGTAGCTCAGAATACATTAAGTATGTAGAAGATTATTACGAAAGAGAACAATCTAGAAGAGATCTAGAGATTAAGACTCTTTCAGATCAAGCGACTAGATTGACTACTCCTGAATTAAATCTGGCTGTTGAAACTGACAATCAAATCACGGGACAGGGCAACGCAATTCAATTGCTACAACAAGCCTTAGAGGTCAATGCTTTGGCTTACACAGATAGCTATGCAGATAACTTGGCCAAGTTTATAGCAGGTCAAATTAATTCTGATGATCCGCAATATCAAGCTACTGAGCAACTTATGAACTTGCTATCTAAAGGCGCGCTAGCAACTCTAAAGGCTACATTTGGAGGCAACATTTCAGATGGAGAGCGTGCGGCTAACTTAGATCTGCAGGGTACAGGATCTATGGATAGAGAGTCTCGTAGAAAAATCATTCAACAGGCGCTCGATACGATGCTGGATCTTAGAATTGATAGCAAGGCTAGGCTTGTCAGGATTAGAGATGGTAGCTATGGGACCAGAGATAAAAAAGTGGAGACTAAGTAATGGCTGATAATTATTGGGGAAATATGTCTCGCGCAGTTCTTGGTCAAGGCTTGGCTATGGGCTGGGGCGATGAGCTTGAGGCTCGCATCAGAACACTTGCTGGCGATGAGACTTACGAAGAAGAGCTGAACATGATCAATGACAGCTATACACAGTTCTCAGATGATAATCCTGGCGCAGCCTTGATGGGAGAAATTGGAGGCGGATTTATTCCTCTGGCGGCTTCATTGGTTGCAGCTCCGTTTACTGGCGGGGCCAGTACGGCAGGAACTGCCGCGGCTGCAGCTCGTAGTGCTGGCGCTTTAAACAAGCTAAGGCAGCTAGGAACAACGGCGGCAAAAGTTGTCCCTAAAAACACCATTGGAAAGGGCATGGTGTACGGAGGCGGCAGCGGCATAGTCGCTGGAACAGGGTCTGGCAATCCAGGAGATAGATTTGAAGGCGGCATAGTCGGACTTCTTTCTGGAGCAATTCTTGGTGCTGGCATTCCTCTCACAGCCAGAGCTGGTGGAGCTGCGTGGAATGCAATTAAAGAACGATTAATTGCTAGCGATAGCATGGTAGATATTGGCGCTTTGCGAAGAATCTTTGATTCTGTTTCCAGCAAGGGTGGCACTATGCAAGATGTCGTTAATACGATGCAGGCAGACGCATACTTAGGTGTTCCAGCCACAATCGGAACAACAACTCGACAGCTTACCAATCTAACAGACGCTGTTAACACAGCTGGAAGAGGCGACTCACCAGCAATAATTCAAGACACATTAGAAGACATGCAATCTGGATCTAGAGCTAGAGTTGGAGAGCAGGTTAAAGACGCAGTAAGTAATGATAATTTTTATGCGACACAAGATACTCTAATAACCAATTTAAGGCGCAACGCTGACGATGTATACGATGAAGCTTATGCATTCGGGACTGTTGACGATCCTCGCATACTTAATCTATTAGAGAACAATCCAGCATTTCAAGAAGCATATAAAAGAGCAAAAACTATCGCAAGATATGAGCAAGATGCTGATATGTTAGCAGGAGGAGACGGCTATAGATTTATGCTGCAGGGAGAGGGCGAACTTCCTGATGTAAGGACTCTTGACTACATCAAACGAGGGCTAGACGATGTTATTCGTAAAGGCTTCGATGGCACTGGAATGGCTCCGGCAGAGGCTAACGCATTAAAAGGCTTACGCCAGCAGTACATAAATATACTAGATGAAGTTACCGAAGTGGACGGCGTGTCAGCTTACCGTAATGCTCGAAATGTTTATAAAGGTGACATTGAAGTTGTCGAGGCTCTAGAGCTAGGACTTTCAGATTTCAGCAAGCCAAGTTTTGCGCCAGAGCAAGTCTCTAGATTGTTAAATGACTTTAGCCAAGCTGAACGAGAAGTTTTTGCAATTGGCGCCACAAGAAGCATTCTGAATAAAATCACAACTCCATCAAATGAAGCTAATTATGCAAAAAGAATAATTGGCTCTCCAGACATGCGAGATAAAATAAAACTTCTTTTCCCGAATACAAATAAATCAGGCTATGACTTGTTAGAGGCGGCTCTTTTAAGAGAAAAGCAGCTTTATGATAGAGCCGGCAAGGTTCTTGGCGGATCTCCAACGCAGGCAAGAAGAGCTGCAGTTGATCAACTAGAGTCAAATCCTGGCGCTGCAGAAGCAGCTGGAGACGCTATTCAGTCTAGCTTTAACCCAATTAGCGGTCTTATGAGCATGGCCGTGAGAGTATTGCAGCGAGCTACAATACCCGAAAAGGTTCAAGAGCGAATGGCAAAAATGTTGATGTCTGAATCTCCAGAAGAAGTCGCTGCAGTTGTTAAGCTTCTTGAAGACTATACTGCGAAAGCTGTCCCAAGAGCCACGAACATTGGCAGGACCGAAGCTGCGACTATTGTAGGCTCGGCTCAAATCCCGATAAGAGGATTATCTGGTCAAGATCCAACTTCTAATTTCCCGCGTGAAGAAGAAGAAATTGTAGTTACTGAGTGATGAGGCATCCAATGCCATGGTTGAAATTGCGATTGCTGTTGCTACCGCCTCTCAGGCGGTGGCCACTATTAAGAAAGCAATATCTTTGGGAAAAGATGTTTCTGATTTAGGCGCGCCATTTGCAGCCTTCTTTGATAGCAAGGACAAGGTCAAGGAAGCAAAAGTAGCGGCAGAGAATACGCCGATTGGAAGCAAGGTATTTGCTAAAAAATCAGTGGAAGCATTTGCTATAGAAGTTGCTTTGGCAGAGCATAAAACAAAACAGATGGAGAAAGCGTTGCGTGAGATGTTTGTCTACTCTGGAAACGCTGACGTTTACTCGTCAATGATGAGAATACGATCACAGGAGCGCTTACGAAGAAACATTGAAGCGAAGAGGATACTGGAACAGAAAAAGTTTGTTGCAGACGCATCATTAGTTATATTTTTGATTCTAGCTGCAGTCTTAGTGCCAGCCGGTTTAATTTATAGTTTAGTTAAGAGTTTTTAAAATGGAATATCAGTTAGTTTTTAATGTTTTTATTGCTGTCATAGGTTTTATTGGCGGTTGGATGGTCAATCGTGTATTTGTAATGCTAGATAGAATTGATCTCGATATGAAAGGAATTGCCGTGCAATACGTTGCCAAAGACGATTACCGAGAAGACATACGCGAAATCAAAGAAATGCTTGGCGCTATTTTTAAACGACTAGAAAATAAGGCGGATAAATAATGAAAGATCGCATAGAGAAGATACTTGCCTCAATAGGTGGACCAATCTGGAGAAGTGTGCAAAGCACCAAACACGCTACCTTGGGTGGAATAGTGATTGGGGTTGTAGTAATTGCAGCATTAGTTGTTTTTGTTTTTTAAGAAAGGCTCTCTAAATGGATGAATTAATAAAAATGCTCAAGCGGCATGAGGGCGTAGAAACGCACGCATACAAATGTACAGCAAATAAAACTACGGTGGGCGTAGGAAGGAATATTCAAAAAGATTCTGGCCTCGGATTGTCAGGCGAAGAAATAGATTTTTTGCTTTCTAACGATATAATCCGATGCATGAAAGAGCTAAAAAGTGAATATATTTGGTTTAGCGATCTGGATGAAGTTAGGTCTGCGGCAATCGTAGATTGCTTTTTCTGTTTAGGCGCGACACGTTTTAGAGGATTTAAGCGAATGATCCTTTGCTTAGAAAAAGCCGACTACTCTGGTGCGTCAATTGAAATTCTTGACTCTAAGTTTGCCAGGCAAACAAAAGGACGAGCTCTAGAGTTGAGCGAAATGATAAAGACTGGATTGTATGCTGGCTGAGCTAATGGTGATAAATAGCGCTTATAAAATAATCGCTACTAGCATCTCCAACGGCAAGCAAATTAGTCAAGTAAGCTCTGACGTTTTAGAGAAATACTTTGGCGCAGAGAAGTCAATTGCAAAAAAACTAGCGAACAAAGAAGGAAATCCATTAGAGCTGTTCCAAGCCCAAGAGGAAATTAAGAAAAAAGAAGCTGAGCTTAAATTTATGCTAAACAAGTCTCGCCTAAACGGCTATGCAGATTACGTTAAATTTCGCAGCGCTTACTCTAGACAAATAAGAGAGCAAGAAAAACTGGAGAGACAAAAAAGATATAGACGGCAAAAAGAATTCGATGAAAATCTGACATTGGCCATTAAGATAATGGGCGTTTTTGTGTTAATTATTGGCGTTGCTTTTGGCGTGGCTATCTATCTCAAGACATAAGGCTAATGTAGTTTATCCTGATAATTTCCCTCCTTTCTCATATAGCTAAAGAATTCAGTGCTTCTGCTGGAGTTAGAGAAGATAAAATCTTCCATGTGATTATTATTCCAAGCCATGGTTGCTAAGAAGTTAAGATCTTCCTCAGAAAATCTTTCAAAAGCTTCTTGCAACCACAGCAACGTCTCTTCCGGATCTTTTAGTACAAAGCTATTATATTTAATGACTCCTCCTAAACACTTCCATTTCGTAAACATTTGCAGGCTTATTTCTTTTGTCGAAGCCTGATTTCTTCATTCTCTCTAAGCTATTCTTTTCAGATAAATCGTAAGCAGACTCGCCTCGTTCGCATTTTCTAATTAAGCCTCCCTTTGATAGATATTCATTAGTGTGTTTAGCGAGTTCTTCTCGCAGTATAGATTTATTATTCATAAATTCCGCAATCCGTTCTTGAGTTATAAGGAGGCCAGCCATTACGATCTTCTGGCGCAATCCCTTGATTGGCATCTGACTTCCAGATAGCTACCATCTCACAGTATCTAAAATCCTGAGCGACTTCTTCTTCAAAATCTGACGCACCAGCTATGCCTAAGCCGATAAGAACAATAACAAAAAGAATCGCTATCCATTTGTCTTCGTCTATTCTTTTTACATTATGCATTTTAAAACCTCTTACTAAGTTATTCAACGATAGAATATATGATTTCCAATAGTCACAATTTTGGTCATGTACTTGGGCGATGACCAGTCTGGAGAAACATACGAGGCATGGTAGTGTGTGGACCCCTCCGTGAAATCGAGCCCAGCAGAGCCCTCCAAAAGATGCTTAGCAAGCACAGTGGCTTCAATCATTGCTTGATTGGCGGGGTCCACGTAGTCGGATTTTCCGTCACAGTACCAAGAATATTGGCACTGATGGCGGATAGGAAGAGACGGATTAGTCTGATAATACCGAGCTTGAAAAACAACGGAGCATACATCGTTTGGATAATTTGGCGCTTTTACTCGGTTAAGCGTTGAAAATCCTACTGCCAGCTGCCCGGCTAAGGGCTCTGATCGACTCTCTTGGAAAATATTAATAGCCAAGCAAAATATTGAGGCTTCAAGAATCATTGTGCTCTCTCCTTTTAATTTCTCTATCGATGTACCAGGCGGCTTTCTTCAAGTCTGCCAGACCATTGTCGGCATGCTTGAGGTCAGCCCTCCAGATATACTTAATGGCATTGCCCAAGCAAAAGCACATGTGCTCAGTGATTTGAATGCACTCAACACCGCTTGCATGGGCTTTGTAGTGATCAGGATTAGTGTGATCCTTCACTCTTTTTTGCCGTAGAGATCTGAGTCCCTGTGCTCGTTGTGGATAGCAATAACGTGGCCTGAGATGCCTTGACTGCAGTACATCTCAACAACCTCTCTACAATCGTCGTAGGCGCCTACAATGTCCTCTGGGCCAGCCTCCATCCTCTTGTAGAATGCATTCAGCTGTTTGTGCTTCAGCTCTGGTCCAGAAGAATAATCCTCATTCTCACGCATAATCAAACAGGCAGGATGAACATCAATATTTTTCAGCCACTGCAGGGTGATTGCCGAATAGAATTCAGGGCGTGAGGTGAGAACCACAATCTTGTAATCGTTGCTCTGCCACAGCCATTCGTTTCCTGCAACATCAAATCCAGAAAGCAAATGATAGTCGTTGTGGCGTCCCATCAAGTCTTCTTTTTCAAAGTCAATCATAGGCACGCGCCAAGAGTCATCCGAAATGGTGTTGTCGAGCGATAAAATAATATACATTTAGACTTCCTTATCTGAAGCAGGGGTTATGTTTATTGGCCAACCTTTGCGAACATAGTGAAGGCTAAAGTTGCTTAAATCACGAGACCTAATTGATTCAAGTCTATCTAAAACGCTTTCAAGATTTCTCTCTCTCCGCAAAAGACGGTCATCTACAACACGACCCTGAGCAACAATCAGTTGGCGCGTTTCCTCTAACAAATCAGAAATTTCTTTTTTGTTTTCTAGATTCATAATTATCTCCTAATAATTAGATTTAAATTCTTCAACTTCTTCTTCGACCCAACTCGCCAAGCGGCGAGCCTTTTTGATGTCATCATCAGATGACGCTAAAACCATCATCGCGTATGATATGCGATCTCTGCGAATCTCAAGCGCTTCTTGCTCTTCAATTTCAATAGCTTTTTCTTGCTCATCAAGGTACTTGTTTAAGTCGTAAGTAACTCTATCCATCGACCAGCTCCTTATTTTAATAAGATGTTTTTTCATCAATGTAATGATCTTCAATATTTTCATCATCAAAGGCCAATGAAAATGCTTCTGAAAGCTTAATTACTGCTTGCTCTTTAGCTTCGCCACCTCTCAGAAGACATACGACAATGTAGTCTTTATCTTCATCCTCCATTGTTTCTAGCAAGTCATATATGGTGACCTCGTTGTTAAGAACGAATACGCTTCCCGTTGTTTGCAGTTCCCACAACATATCGCCTCGTATCTGAAGCAACTCTGAATCATTCAAAACGTATGAGTAATTAGATTTTGGTACCTTGTTTCTTTTAATCATCATGTTAATTCCTCTTCCAAATAGCTAAGGCTTCGTTAAACGGAAGATTATTAATAACAATAGGGTTCTTAAACTTTTGAGTAGAAAGAATTTTTTTAATTAAATCATCTTTTGTAAACTGCTTGTACTTCTTAATGCTCCAAGCGTAGAAGTCACCTTTGTTACAAGTGTCATCTTTGATAAGAATATTTGCCCTAAGCTTTGACTTCATGTGTTTTTCTTTCAAATGATTTTCAAGAAGCTGATCTACAGCGCCTTCTAGGTCAAACTTGTAAGTAAAAGTTTCATCAGAATCCTGAAGACAAAAGTCAGTCACTATATCAGGCTGAGTTTTAGCCCAAGCTTCAGCTTCTTTT